GAACCAAATACCCACGACGGGCCAGGCTGCTAAGAAGAAGTGAAGTGAACGGGAGTTATTGAATGAAGCGTATTGGAAGATTAGACGACCAAAGTAACCGTGAGCAGCAATTATATTGTATGTTTCCTCCTCCTGACCGAACTTGTAACCATAGTTCTGTGACTCATTCTCAGTGGTTTCACGAACCAGTGAAGAAGTAACCAGAGAACCGTGCATAGCACTGAACAGAGAACCACCGAAGACACCAGCAACTCCAAGCATGTGGAAGGGGTGCATCAGGATGTTGTGCTCTGCCTGGAAAACAAGCATGTAGTTGAAAGTACCAGAGATACCCAGAGGCATCGCATCAGAGAAAGAACCTTGACCGAAAGGATAGACCAGGAATACTGCGGATGCAGCGGCAACAGGTGCCGAGTAAGCAACACAAATCCAAGGACGCATACCCAGGCGATAGGAGAGTTCCCACTCACGACCCATGTAGGCGTAGATACCAATCAGGAAGTGGAACACAACCAGTTGGAAAGGACCACCGTTGTAAAGCCACTCATCTAGGGAAGCAGCTTCCCAGATAGGATAGAAGTGAAGACCAATGGCGTTGCTTGAAGGAATCACAGCACCAGAGATGATGTTGTTTCCGTACATGAGTGAACCAGCAACGGGTTCACGGATACCATCAATGTCCACAGGAGGTGCGGCAATGAAGGCAACGATGAAACAAATGGTAGCAGCAAGCAGGCAGGGGATCATCAGAACGCCAAACCAACCCACATAGAGGCGATTGTCAGTCGAAGTAACCCAGTTGCAGAACTGTTCCCAAGTATTTGATTGTGATTTTTGACGTGAAATTGTAGCAGTCATTTTTTCGTAAAAGGGTAAGTAAAAGTCCAGGGGGAACTGGATAATACGTTATTCCCACAGCACCCTCCACTGTGGGTATGAGAGACGTAATTTATACTCCCCATAGGTCTCGGTTAGTGAGAGTTTACAATGTTACGAATTATTAGGAATCCGTAACATTTGTTTACCTATTTAGTATAGCACCGACCTTCTGACCCGTCAAGCCCTGTATTCTTCGATTTTGTCCAGGACTTTGTTCAGGTACTGATGCGCTAACCATTTTGGGTCAGTATCGTATCGATTCATCCACTCGTTATCCAATTCATTTTTTATCTTAAGGACTTCACACCTTATAATATCTTTTGTAAGTTGTCCTCTTGGCATATACAAAAAAACTCTGCCCAGTATTTAGGGCAGAGTTTGATATTATTTCAGACCTGTGCGGTTTCCCTCACAGTTGTCTTCACATATTCGAAAACCACTTCTGGAGTAGTCGCTTCGTAAGGGTCGGTGTCTGCATTGTCCCGTTGCCCCACTTCAACGAATAGTTTTTCGACGATTCCGTTATCCACGACTGCAGCATAACGCCAAGAGCGAAGACCGAAACCAAGGTTAGACTTATTGACGAGCATACCCATAGAACGTGTGAAATATGCATTTCCGTCAGGGATAAGAGTGACCTTTTCGATATTCTGGTCTTGTGCCCAGGCGTTCATCACAAACCCATCATTAACAGAGATGCAGTAAATATTATCGATGCCGAGACCCAAAAAGTCGTCATATTTCTCTTCGAATCCAGGTAACTGATAGGCACTGCAAGTAGGAGTGAAAGCACCAGGCAGACTAAAAATGACCACACGCTTTCCATTGAAGAGTTCTGAAGTTGTACGAGTTACAAACTCACCATTCTCACGAAACTGAAATTGAACTTCAGGAATCGTATAACCTTCTTTACGCATAGAAACCTCCATAGTATTTTCTTTCTTTTTAAAAATATTAAACATAAGTATCAATTAAAAACAGCAGTTACTCCAACAACTTTGGCTTTTGGATTTCGTGCAAGTGCAGTTTCTCTGGCGTCTTGATAATCTTTTGCCTCTACAATTTCGTGAAAAACTTTACCTGCGACATATAACTGCACTTTACACTTCATCAGAACACACCGGGAATAATTTGACCAGTGGTGAGATAAGAACCGAAAGCGGCAACGATCCCGATCATTGCTGCCCAACCATTAATACGCTCAGCGCGTTCAGTAAAAAGATTTTTCATTTGTTTTCTCCTTGATAAGAATGTTGTTGTTTAAGTTCAGGATTTGGTTGTGAAGGAACAACAGGGTTCCTAGATTTATTTTTGATTATGATAAAGGCATCGTTTTGATAAGTCACAGTTCCAAAAGGTTTTGCCCATTTTGGATTTGCATTTGGACTGGTAGCAGTTCCCGTTACTGCTACGCCACCAATCTCAACTACAATTTCATCTTCTCCAGTCCATTTAAGTTCTTGAAGGGTAATAGAAAGTTGTCCCAACCAGTCAGCACTTCTCACAGGTTTTCTTCCTGTTCAGTAAGAATCACACAATCAGACTTAGGATATGCTACACAAAGCAAAGCAAATCCTTCGGCAATCTGATCATCATCAAGGAAAGATTGTTCTTCATTATCAATCTCACCAGAGACCACTTTACCAGCACAAGCAGAGCAAGCACCTGCCTTACAAGAGAAAGGAAGATCTACGCCTGCATCTTCTGCTGCTTCTAGAATATATTGATCTTCGGCACACTGAATAGTGGTTTCGCCGTCAGGGGTTTGAAGTGTAACGTTGAATGTCATTTCAATAAGTTTCTGAAAGTTGATCTACAGCATAACCCAAAATCACGAAAAATGCAACTGTCGTGATCGTCCAGAGTGCCTCAGTCATCAGAGGATGCCGAAGAAAAGTTTACCAGTGCTAGCATAAGAAATGATAGCAGCAATAAAACCGAGCATTGCCCAGCGTCCATTCATTTTCTCCGCTTTCTCAGCATAGGGTTCAATACCATAACGCTCAAGATCCTCTTTGGTCATATACATTGAGGGTTCTTTAGCAAACATATTCATTTGCCCGAACTCATTTTTTGTAACCGTCATTAACTTTTGTAAAGATTTACAACACAATTATATAGCAAAAATAAAGGGGCGTCAAGCCCCCCTATGTTATGAACTTCTAACAATAATGAGTATAAATACTTATGGCAACTGCATTGAAATCCAATCTTCAAGTTTCATTGAAGGTTTCCACCCAAATGTCTTACGAAGTTTCTGATTGTTTGCAAGACTAACTCTCGCTTCACCTGGTCTAGGAGCAATGTTTACAGTCGGTTGATCAAACATTCTAGCAATCTGATTGATAGAATAATTCGTTCCCGTTCCAACATTATAAACTTCACCAAATGCATCTGGATCAGGATTTGAAATTGCTGCTAAAATATTTGCATTCACAACATCGCCAACATAAGTAAAATCACGACGTTGATTTCCATCACCAACAATCGTTAGAGGTTCACCAGCAGCACGTTGACGAAGGAAAATACCAATCACAGGAGCATATTGACCACGGAGAGGTTGACGCTCACCGTAAACGTTAAAATAACGGAAACAGATTGTTTGGAGACCATAAAGTTTTGTATACATCTTACAAAGTTTCTCACCATTAACTTTTGAAACTGAGTAGGGATTCAAACAATCATCCGATTGAGTTTCAACGTTAGGAGTTTGATTCAATCCATACCCAGAAGAAGTGGAAGAATACATTACACGCTTTACACCCGCCTCACGAGCACACTGCAGCACAGTACAAGTCCCCACAGAGTTAATACTTACTGCCTGAATAGGATTTTCAATAGAAGGTTGAATACGTGCTTCTGCTGCAATATGAAACACATAATCTACACCATCATAAAGAGGACGTGTGTTTTCATAGTCACGAATATCATACTTATAGTTTTGTGCTTTATCATTCCAATAAAATTGATCATGAGCATCAGAATACTCATTATCAATTACAACAACCTCATGTCCCATTTCAATTAAACGGTCCACAAGGTTCGAACCAATAAATCCGGCACCACCAGTAACTAATGATTTCATACTCATAAAATTTATTAAAATTAAGTTTACTATTGATTATTAGAAGATTCAGTTATTCTACCAAGATAAGGATCATAATTCATTAAATCATTGATATTCATCTCATATCCCTGTTTTTCCCAAAATTGAAAAAGTCCATCATGACTTGCACGATGAAACACATCAATATGCTCAGGATGAATAGAAGATCCTAACTCAATTCTATAGAGAAATAATGGAATTGAAAAAGTATTGCCTGAGTTATAAATTAAATCATCAGCAACAGCTCTTGGTTTTATACCCTGATCTAGTTTATATTTACCATCACGAAGATGAAACTTCAAAAGTTTTTCCGCATGATGACGAGTTATTATATAAGCAGCGGTAGAAAAATCATTTACAAATCTCTTATGGAGTTTTACATGTAAGTTACCAGTACAAATAATCGCAAGTTGAACTACATCCCAATCATAAGGAATTTTAGAAACAAAATCTGCCCATGTAAAATTCCAAAACCTTGCAATCTGTAGATCTACATCATCTTCCATAATAATTGCATATGGAGAATCAGATGTATCGTACCAATGCTTAATTGCTTTTAAGTGAGAGGTAGTACAACCTATCTCACCAGAAGTCATGTTTTCTGGATAACGACCCTTAATAATATCGCTAAGATCATCAGTTCTACCATCAAACGCGGATATCCTTTCGTAATTCTCAATCTCCCAATATTTAAATTGAGATTCCATATATTCTTTTCTTTCCGGTTGTCCATCTAGATTAAGATAATAAATTGGACCAATATTTTTAAGTTTGTAAGCAGATTTGTTTCTGTCCATTACAGTCTACTCCATCTTTCAGGAATTAAGTCTTCTGTATTCTTATCTTGATTTCCTTCACCAAACCATTTAGTAGGTGCAATTACATTATCAGAATTAGATAACCAGGCACCCCACCAAGAGAATGAAGAGTTAGCAATAATGTGATGCTTGCACAAAGTCATCAGACAAAGATCCACATAATGATCACCAGATTCGGAAATCATAAAGCGATCACCTGAAAATAGTTCTTGTTCCTTACACCAATCCACATCATCTGTAAAAATAATCACAGGTAAATCGGAATTCATCCGATTTAGTGCCTCTTGATAATATTCCAAACTCAGGGGAGTATGATTTGGATTTTGAAGATAGTCAGTACGACGGATGTGAAGACTAATTGCTTCGCCAATATCTTCTAGCATTTCTTTGCAAGGATCCAGAATCTCCTTCTTAAAGGAAAAGTCCGCACGAATCTCATCTTCAATATGCTTGAAGTATCTTTCAGATTGAAAAAATCCAGCAAGAGAAATTTCGTCTGGACACATGTTAAAAAGTGCCTCATCAAAATGAAAATGCCTTTCTTCCGCTATGGGAGCATAACCTCTATCAAGAAGTTTAATGTTATGTGGAAGAACATATAACATTTCAAAAGGATAGAAAAGTTCTATCTTTAAATCAAATCCATATGGATCCCTAACTACTTGATTGTGGTTAGGAATACAAAAATCATATCCACGATTTCTAGCAATGCCTCTCAATGAAGCATACTGAAACATTTGATTTCCCAAACGTCCCAGTTTTCCAAGATGATTAAACGCTAGCATTTAATTCTTTCCTCCTCTGTTTTACATATTTTTGTTGTTCATAGTAATCCATTAGTCTTTGCTTATCCCAAGTTCGTATCACATTCCACAGATTAGTATTTTCTTGCCATTTGGGATTATGATAATGGGAGTTAAAAGTTCTATAGTGATTTAAATGGTAGCACATATCATTAACTCTACCAACTTTATTTCCCATCGCTTGAATTCTATATAAAAATTCACAATCTTCAGGACCCCATGCCATGAAATTTTCATTCCACATATATGAATCAATTTCCGATTGACGGCGTATCATCTGACCCAAACCCATAACAGAGGGACAAATATTACATCCTGGATTTAAAACATTTAAATCAAATTTGGATTCAATAAACTCATGAAACATTTCAACAGGATAATCAACAAGATATTGATAGACGCCTACACCGTAACAATAAACAGCATCATAATCACCATCATTAATCATGCTATAAGCAATATTATAACTACTAACTGGTAGTAAATGATCTATATCATAATTATAAACTATATCAGTTTTAGACGCTAAAAGAAGATCGTTTAAAATTCTAGTTTTATGAAAAAAAGATTCTTCAGATTGCTCAAAAATATGCTCAACATTTTTAGGAAAATAACCAAAAATATTTTGAATAGAAGGAACTACTTTTTGAGAAAAAACTGATTGTCGATCATTTTCTTTTACAATAATTGGACACTCTGGAAAATTATGATGTAGATAACCAATGGTAGTAATAATATTTTTAAGTCTATCATCACTTTCAATTCTACACGGCATCAAAAATGTAAGATTATTCATAAGAAACCTCAATCCAAGTGTCGGGAATCAAATCATTCATATTATAATGATCATAATATTTACCAAACCAAGGTTTTGGTGCAACTATTGGTTGTGTTGGTTTATCAATTAACCATGCCCCCCACCAACTCAATGTACTATTTGCAATAACACCACCAGTACAAAGAGACATCATGCACAAATCAAAATAAGGAATCAAACTATTTTGTTTTCCATATAAAGTATCTGATAATTGTGGGTATCTTTCACAATATTCTGACAACATAAATCGATCATCTTGAAAGAATTCTTGTTCTTTACACCATTCAATATCATCAGAAAAAACAAGAACTGATGTTTCATCATCAAAATAATTTAATGCCTTTTCATAATATGAAATAGGACATACCGGATGAGCATCTAAATTAACAAAATAGTCTCCTCTTCTTACATGAAGAAAAATAGGGTTTTCCAATTCATCAATAATTTCTTTACAAGGATTAAATATTTCTTTTTTGAATCTATAATCTTGTCTAATCAAATCTTCAATATTGAGAAAATATTTTTCCGTAGTAAAATGGTCATGAAGATTTACATTATCTGGACAAGAATCGAAAAACTCTTGAATAAAATGAAACTGACCTGTTGAAATACTTTTAGCATTCAGAAAACCAAAATTACTCTCCTGAACTGAACTCATCTCAAAACAATCAAAAAGACCATAGTTAGAATCGCCATAACTGTCTGGTCTTGGAATCAACCAATTATAACCACGATGGGCAGCAATACCACGCAAACCAGCGTACTGAAACATCTGGTTTCCCAAACGACCATTTGATCCCAATCTATTGTAACTTATTGCCATCAGTTTCTCCGAACATAAAGAGCATCTCCCCAAATATCACCAGACCATTCGGTTTCAACTCTCTCCATTTTGTAAGTTGCTAAGAAATCATCTAACTGTTCAACATAAGCATTATTTTCATAAACCTCATCACGGTTTACTTCACAATAAACATAATCTACATGATTTAAAGTTTCTACACCACCTTTCAATACTTCAAGTTCATATCCCTGAACGTCCATATTAATAAAATTAAAGTTTAAAATCTCTGCACTAAAACTATCAAGACGTTTCATTTCAACTTCTTCAACGCCATTGAAATGTACAGTTGGGTGATTTTGTAAATGTTTTTTTGGTTTTAAGATGGAACTACTCATTTGTTCATTATCACTCAAATACATAGTAACCATCTTTTCTTCATTACCCAATGCAACTTGATGTGCAGATATGTTTGCATTTGCATCTCTAAGATTCTGTTCTAACACTTCAAAGTTATAACTAAGAGGTTCAAACATTACAATATCTTGAATACCACTATTAATGTAGTCTTCTACTTCTTCTCCATGGTGAGCACCAATATGAATAATTCCTTTAATATTCATATTGTACTTATGTTTAAGATATTTAAAATTGAGTATCATAATTCTTGTAGATAAGTTTTGTAAATGTAGTCTTCGTTAATTGGATAATTTTGGACTCTTTCCAAATTATCCTTTACTGCTTCCAGTTTATCATAATAAAGTTCTAGCGTCAATGAGGAAACATCAAAATCTTCAGTTAAGAAAATAATTCCCTTGGGATTGAAGAATTTTCCAATATCAGGAGATCCATAGTAAATGGGAATCGTTCCTGTTGCAAAACAGTCTTGGATCTTTTCGGTGAAATATGTTCCATAAGAAGCGTTCTCAATCGCAACAGAGAACATATAGTCTGCTAGACCTTCTTCCTTTGATTGGATTTCATTGAAACCACGACCATAAAAATCAACTTGACCTTGAAGTTTTTGTGCCCAATTCAAACGATTCTGATGTCCATTGCACATTAACTTATTGGAGCAGATCATTGAAACCAGTTTACTTTTTTCATAAAGTTTTGGTTCTGCAATCCAACTCCCGTATAGAGGAGCAAACTTAAACTTAGAATGAAGTTGAAGAAGTTCTTGATTATGAGTAAAGATAGCATCATAGACACGTACATAATGAAGGTAGTTACGCTTCATATCTTCAACTACATTTGATTTTATTTCTCTAGACTCCAATAACCAAGCATATTTTTTCTTGCTTGTACCATCATCAAAGGCAAAAGAGATATAGTCATCTACATAAAAAGTCTCTTCTGCGCCAGCGTCTACCCATTCAATATATTTGGATTCTTGTTTATAAATGGAAGATCCTTTGTTTTCATTATTATAATGATTAAACCCAGCACCAACTAAATTATATTGTTTTTTCATAAAAATCAATAACGTTGAATAATCATATTACGAAGTTCAGATGAATAATTATCATTTTCATCAAATGGTTCCCCTATGAAAGAAAAATTATCCAGATTTCTATCTCTCTTAATAGGAATAGCATTTCCCTCATAATTAAAATATTCATCATGGACTAAAGCATAGTCTTTAACTATAGGGTAAATACACTGTTCTAAAAATTTTTGATCTGCTGCTTGTTCATGAGCATGACTACTTGTATCCAAAAATACTTTAATAGATTGATCTATATTTTCAATAAACCCACCTTTACATCCCCACATACCACCATTGATAACCCAACCATGACCACCAGGATGATCTCGTATAATATGAAAAGGTTTATCCGATTCTATCCATTCATTCACAGCACATACTTCTCTATCTGAAAATCTTGAATCACAATCTCTAGAAACAAAATAGTCAACATTTTTATCCGAGGCAGGAACAAACCTCCAAAACATACCATAGACTGTATTAGCATTACTATGTCTTGGATAATAAATGTTATCATTTTGTTGCTCTATATTTACAACATTTACACCCAGATTCTCTAATTTTTTAATATCATCCAACTGCAAATCATTATCACAATACAATCTCATTTCCCAATCAGGAAAATAATCATTCTTAATTTCAGCATTTTTGACTGCACCGATTACATATTTTTGAAATCTATCAAAATCATGTGCTCTTTTACGTTGAGAATTATCAAAAAGACAGAACGAAAGTATTTTCATTTTAAATATTCATAGAGTGTATACATTCTCTCATCAGAAATATGATGATAAGTAATATTATCTATAATATCTTTATCAGTTTGACCAAAAGTTTCTGGGATAGTTCCATGAATTCCATTTTCATGAACTATATCTATTCCATTACGAAGAAGGTTTAATGATATAACACAATCTTCAAAATTAATACCATAGTCAATAAACTTATTAATTTTTTTTAAACTTTTTGTTGAGACTAAAATTCCACCTCCACCAGAAGCATACTTATTATCAGATTTCCATATGTGTGAAAAATTAGTCCAAACATTTCCAGGTTCATCTACTCTATGGGCAACATATCCATAAGCACAATAATCATTGCAAGTTTCTAAAAATTTTTTCATATTTTTAGTATTTACAAAAGTATCATCATCTGCAACAAAAATCCACTCATAAGAATCAAGAATACTTTTATCAGATCCTTTAATAAAAATATTACCAAGATTATTGTAAAAATATAAAGATTTTTCTACCAGTCCCTCGTAAGTATCATCATGACTTGCCAAAATTGTGTTGTTGTCAAGGTCTTCATGATCAGAATAATAAATATAATCCTCAATACCAGATAACCAAGTTTCTAATTGAGACTTTCTTCTATTTTCATATCTTTTTGTTGTCTTTAACGCATATAATATTTTTTTCATTTTTAAAAACTCCAGTTTATAAGTATTGAATATTGTGGGGAAGAATCTTCTGTCGATATAATTCCATATTATGCTGATAAATTGAGTGATCTTTTGGATGAGAAGATGCTACTTTTCCAACAGGGAGAGAACATACTTTAATATGTGGTAAGTCTTTGACTTTATAACCAAATTGATATGCACGAAAAGACATATCTCCATCAGCACAATAGTATTGATATTCTGGATTGTACATACCAACTTCTCTAAAAATTTTCTTATGGTATAAACCATAATTCATAACCACTTCTCCACCAGAATCGCCAAGATTACATAAACACCATCCATCAGATTGATTAGTACCCTTCAACCATTCAGGATCTTTAGAGTCTTCATAAGATCCATACTTCCAATTGAAAAGATAAACATCATATTGCGATTCGATTTCATCAAGAACTTCTTTCCAATCATTACATAAAACAACATCATCGTTCCACTGACAGACAATTTCATGAGTTGATTCTTGAATACCAAGATTCATAAAATGTGGATAAGAACTTCTACCGCCAACTTCAATTAATTTAATATTGGGATGATTGATTTGTTTAATGTAATCAATTGTACCATCAGTGCTCCCACCATCGACCAATACCAACTCCAATCTATCATCAGAAAGAACAGTATTTTCCAATAAAATAGGGAGTATATTTACTCGGTTTAATGTTCCAGTTACAATGCTGATCATTTATCGCTAAAAATCAATTATTTTCATATATCCAACATGAATATGTTGAATATGGTTGTTTAGGATCTGCTTTAAAGTTTTTTAAATCACAACCAGATAACACTTCATCTACAGCTTTGATCGTTTCTGGATGAAGATCGTTATAATCATGTCCAGCAAGAACGCCACCAATTTTAACTTTTGGTTTCCATGCAAGAACATCTTTTTTTACATTTTCATAATCATGAGCAGCATCAATAAAAACAAAATCTAAACTTAAATCTTCAAATTTTTCCGCCGCCTCTACAGATGGCATATTCAAAACTTTATAATAATCTTTAAGTGGTTCCATATTGCTCATAAAAATTTGATAAAGACTTGAGTTCCACCCAGCTTGTTCATCACCCAAAAAATGATCTACACAATAAAAATCTATATTTTTACCTGAATTTGCAATTTCTACTGCCATAAAAGAAGATGATTTACCCTTCCAAGAACCAACTTCAACAAATGTACTCCCAGAAGGAAATCTTTCTACTATTTGTTTATAAAATTGAGGATAAGTAAACCAATCTTCACCAAATTGTGATTGTTGATAAATGTGTTCCATTTTTTAATCAAAGAATTTATATTATGTAGGTACTAAAGTTATGTACATTTATTCTACAATATTAATTTTATTTTTACTTAAAATTGGTTCGCCATCAGTGTAGTCTCTGAGATACAAATGAAAATATATTTTTGGTTTTTGCAATTCAATTGAATTTACAAATTCAGAAAATGCAGATTGAAACATGTGTACTTCTTCAGCATTTTCTAAAATTTTTCTATAATTATACATCAAGAATCTACTGTCATTATAATTTAATGTTTTATCGTACTTAATAATTTTATACTGCTTAGGTAATCTACTCTCATCTATAGTAAGAGAACCGAACTGATGTTTATCATCATCCACTACAAATATATACTTTTCATTATTTGGATTTAGAAAATTAAAAACATAATCTTCATATTCAAAGTTCCTTTCACAATAAAAATTATCCAATCTAAAAGATGGATCAAAACCGTGCATTTTATAAAATGCTTTATCAAAGCGAGTATTTAATCCACCAAGACCATCAAAACCTATGTGAATAATATCGTTTTCAAAATCTATGTTATTTTCCTTTATAAATTGAAGACATTGATAATCAGAAAGATTGTCTACCACAACTTGGCGACCATTTTTAAACACAAATTGATAGTAACCTGTCTTATCTTCAAAAGGGATTACATCTAAATGCTTTATGTCCCTAAACATAAATTTTACATTTTCATAAAGGACATCCTTACAAAAAATAGCAATATCATCATACTGTTCACAAAAATGTCTAACAAGACCATTGCAAATTATATGATCACCTAATCCCATGTGCTGTCGTATATACTTTTTAGTCATTTTAACTCCAGATAATTTCCCAGTTTTCTAATTTAGGAAAGAGCATCATATTTAAATAATGGTTATTACAATTTGAACCGTCACATCTACGATGAGGTTCTTTTCTTGCATATGCATGTAAATGTATTTTAAACTTATCAAGTAAAGAAGATAATTGCATATGATAAGTAAATAGAGAAGTAGCGTTTTCTATAAGATGAATATCATCAGAGTTCTCTAGTATTTTAAAGATGTCTACAAAATTTGGAGAGAGATTATGTAGGTTAATGATATTAGAATGCTTTAGATACTTTCTATCTACAAGATGCTCTCCATAGTCACAGACTACTGAATATGGTTTAGATAAATTCAAACTATTAAAAAGTTGATCTTCAAGATCATATCTTCTAGAAAAAAAGAAAGATTCATTTTTTATATTAGGACTTAGACCAAGTTTGGTATAAAAGTTATCAGAATTTGAAGATAAACCAGAATGAACATAAGTGCCAAAAGGATTTTGGAAACTCCAGTAATTACCATTTCCAATAATTGGGTAGGGTTCATTAACTCTAGTATCGATTACATCTTCAGTATTACATATTCTTTCATAATCATAATTAACAATTGTAGAGACTTTTGGTTCGTCTGCGTATAATAAATCTACGAAATGTTTGCGCGATTCATCATGTTCTAAAACTAGATAAACTTTTTGATATCCATGATCCCTAATTAAATAGCGTACCAATCCATTAATAGTAATCCAATCTCCGTAAGCATCATAGTGCCTTACAAATATTGTTTTCATACAAATACAGGATAATCAGTACATATACCAAAAGGATTTACATCTGGTATAAATTCATCTACAGAATCTTTATGAATTAATGGAATAATAGTATTTTCATCTATTCCCATACTCAGGTCATGTAACCAAATCTTTCCAGTTGATGTATAAGTAAATGGATCTGAAGTATGGCAAAAAGAATGATACTCCCAACACTCTTTTGCTGCTTCAAGATTTTTACAGTGCAACCAGAGATAATGTCTGCGTTTATTTAACCAATTATGATCCACTCTATACTGTGGTTCATCATGCCCTAACCAAAGTTCCCCATCTATTGAACGAACATCAATTTCTACATGATATCCATTTCCAATTGCACAATCAATATAACTTGGACGATTTTCTTTGTCAGGAACCGATCCACGAATATTACCACGATGAGAAATAATAATCACAATTCTTCAATCCTCAAAGATTTATCTTCAATAAACAGATCATAAAATGGTTTATCTACCCTCAGTTCGTGATACTTTGCTCCCCATTTTTCAAGTTGGGTTACAGTCAACTCAGTCCAATCAATTTGTTTTCTAGATCCACGAGCAGTCCAATAAACTATTGTATGACCCTCATCATATAGTTTATTGATTTTTTCTATGTTTTTTAGAATTGGTTTTGCTTTGGTGTAATCATGAGTAGTTCCAAAATCAATAGAAGTTTCCCGATGACAAATAGTTTCATCAATATCAACATAAATGACTTTCATTGATACATATTTCTCCTATAATTTTCATTTGGACAAGTATCAACATCAGCAACTTCTTGTTTAGTAAGAAACTTAACTCCACCTAGAAGTTTTGCTCCGATAAAAATATCAGCAGACTTTTCACACATTAAAGTAGAAGCTGCACAATCTTTTTTAGATGCAGATGCTGAGATTATACCATGATTTTGTAGAAGAATCAACTTAGGAAAATATCCTTCTTTATCTACAAACTCAGATACATATTTTTCAACCAATTTCAGAATTGCTTCACCAGGAGGAGCATAAGGAACAACACAGGACTTAATTCCATTTCTTACAATCTGATCGGGAAACCATCGATGTTCTGCAAAATCATAAAGAACAGTTGGTTCTGAGCAAAGAATTTTAGTTGTATGTGGTGGATGCGTATGAGCAATGAAATTAATATCTGGAAATGTTTTCATAATCCAAGCATGAAAAGAAGTCTCAATACTTGGTTTCTTATGCGATAGTTCTATTTGAGCACCGTTTGTATTGCATAACGTCAAATCTTCTTCTGATAGTGTATGAAGACTTGTTCCACTTGCTTTAATTAAAAAACTATTCTCATCAACTCTTACAGAAACATTACCTTCACCACATATGGTGTATTCACTAATTTCTCTTGCTAGTTCTAGTATTTCAGACATCTTTGATAAAAGTTTCTAGGGTATTTAGATTTACTTTCCAAGGAGAGTTTAGACCACCAGAGATTGAAAGAGCACCATCACTTTCTACACTTTCTTCAACCTTTTCTATAAACTGAGTATCATTAAAATGATGCAATTGAGTATGAGACATTGAATACTCAAAGCGTGTGTTAATATCAAAGAACAAAGGACTATTGATAGAAATCACTTTCGTTTCTGGTGGCGAAAAGATTACATTACACATACCCCCACCAATTGGTCCAGCAACATACTTTGCTGAGTTAAATAACCCAATCTTTTCTTTCATCGTCATATTTTCACAAAAGACTTCTTCATAACCATAAGACTTAAAAAGTTCTGCAACTTCATCCTCATTCACACAACGACGACGTTCAGTATAATTGGTTCCAATGTTTTCTAGATTATTGTGCAACCAAGTACGACGAGAGATATAAATCTTTTCTGGTCCTTGATAATCACCTTTCATACGATTAATAATATCAAATACACCAGAATGGGGTGGAGTATTTGAAAGACCATTGTGTGTTAAAGAAGAACCAACTACAACAGTATTATAAAGAGTTTCTGGATTTAAAAATACAACATCTTTACGAGTAATACCCAAAAGTTCTAGTGATTCCCATACAAAAGGATATAAATCATCTTTACCTTCTGGTGGACTTACTAGAAGTTTAAGATCTGGATGAATTTCTTTTTCATTAAAGTAAGAGTACAAATAAGGCAAAGTATCATAGATGAAATGATAATAGTTAGCCATATTATATACAAAGTAGAATACTGGAACTGAACAAAAATTTTTGAAGCGAAGAGGTCTCTCCAATTCATACTCCATTGTTTCTTCATAAACAGTTCCTCTACCCAAAGACATAAACATTTCTTTGATTGGAAGAATTAATTTATGAGTTTGATGAGAATAAATGAGAGGTTGAGGATAATGCTTTGATAATCCAGTAAACTGACAGGAAAAAAAGTATGCTACTTCAATATCCCTACCATTTTCATCTTTTTCTTTTATAAGTCTTGTTCTTCCCGAATTCCAGTATTCAATTGGTAAAATAGTCTTTTGAGTATTCATAAGGATGCCAATCAACTTTATTAAAAAATCTTTGCCAATACTGATATGTTTTTAAATCATTAGGAGTTCCCCAACAAATATAATTATCAATCTCAAAATTCTTTACTTTATATCCTAAATGAATTGCCTCATTTAGCATACTATCAACATAAAACTCGCCATTAGTTCTATTATTATTCTCATACAATGATTCAAGAGAGCGATGGAAGATTTCTTTTGTTCTGAAAAACATTGTACCTGTAATCGCAAATTCATTTACAGGATTTGTTCCATTAAATCTTTTAACATCAACACTACTTACATTTCCTTCTTCATCACAATTAACCCAAGAATATGCTTCTGGTTGTAAATGACTCGTATAGTTATTTCTATAAGTCCATACTATTATATCATTTTCTTCATCATTTACCAAGTCTAAAAACTTATCAGCGTCATAGAATACACCGTTATCACAGGCGGAAACAAGAATAGATGAATCTGGGTCAATTACATTTACAATTCTTTCAGTTGTGCAAGCTTGACCTTCAAGAACTTCATCAATCCATACAGTATTTTGACCAGGAGATTGATGACCTTTTAGGCAAGCGTAAATTACATCATCAGTTTTGGGTAGACACCTAACTGCTTGATCTACCATATTTTTACCATTGACTTGAATAAATGGTTTTGGTTCAGTATATCCTTCTTTTGAAAAACGACTACCAGCACCCGCCATTGGAAGTGCAATAACACAATTTTCAAGTCTAACTTCTTTCTGTCCTTCTAACGCTTTACGATAATAATTTGACCAACTATTGTAGATATCAAGATCAAATGGAGTTCCCCATTGCAACATATAAGGAATCTCATAGACTTGATTATCTAAACCATCATGAATCAGAAGATTATAAACAAGACTTACATAATACTCACCATTGATATTAATATCTTCATCCATCAACTGCTTAAAATATTTCTTAACGTAACTTCCTTTTCTAAAGTAGTAATTACCAGCAGAAGCAAACTCAGACATTTTATTGTCTGTAAATGGCTGCTTTTCACGAACTTCTAAAATTCGATTGTTCTCATCTGTTTTGCAGAAAGCATAATTATCACTTCCTAGCATATGTGGATGAAATCCTGTGTAACAAATTACACACCCATCACATTCAGTTGTATCTACAAATTCTTTAAAGTGCCTATAATCCCAATAGATTGAAAAATCGCAATAATTGACGATAACTTCTTCTTCATCATCAATTAAGTGTTCAAACTCAGACACAGTAAAGACTGGGCCTTTTTTATGTCTAGGTATTGTTATAATCTTTTTCTTTTCAACTAACTCATTTAATACATCAATAATATTAGTTTCTTTCTGATGCTTATCATTAATAATAAAAACAAATTCAGAATCTTCTGGATATAAATTTACAATATGTTCTATAACTTTTTTTCCATCCACTTCAATAAGATATTTTGGTATAGTATATCCAGCAGCAGAAAATCTACTGCTCATACCAGACATTGGGATAATAATTTTCATAAAATATTTTTAAATATTTATTTTATACCATTCATAAGTTTTTTCAATACCTTCACGAAGATTGATCTTTGGTTCCCACCCAAGGGATTTTATCTTATCTACGTTCAAAACTTTACGGGGAGTACCATTTGGTTTTGTGGTATCCCATTCAATATCACCCATAAACCTGACAACATCAGAAATTATGTGAGCAAGTTCTTTAATTGTTACATCTTCACCAGTGCCTACGTTAATATGCTCTGCTTCATCATATTTCTGCATACAAACGTAACACGCTTCAGCAAGGTCATCAACGTGTAGAAACTCTCTCATAGCAGAACCATCGCCCCAGAGTTTAACAGAACCATACCAAGGTCCACCCATATCAATAGTATACCCATTCTCTTTCATATCATGAAACTTAGCAATCATCGCAGGGAGAACGTGTGAGGTTTCCAGATTAAAGTTATCATTAAAACCATAAAGATTTGTAGGCATCAAGGAAATAGCGTTAAAACCGTGCTGTTGGCGATATGCCTGACACATCATAATACCAGCAATCTTAGCAATCGCATAGGCATCATTCGTTGGTTCTAGAGGACCAGTCATCAACTGATCTTCGGTGATAGGTTGAGTTGCAAACTTAGGATAGATGCAGGATGATCCAAGAAACAAGAGTTTCTTTACACCAAAATTATAAGATTGCTGAATAAGATTAGTTTGAATTTGAAGATTCTCAGTCAGAAAGTCTGCCTTATAGTTGCTATTTGCCATAATGCCACCAACCTTGGCAGCGGCAACAAAGACATACTCAGGTTCTTCTGAACAGAAGTATCTTTCGGTTTCATCTTGATTTGTAAAGTCAACATCATCACGAGTTCCTTTGATGATGTTGCTATAACCTTTACTCTCAAGGTTTCTCACGATTGCCGAACCAACCATCCCGTTGGCACCAGCAACTAATACCCTAGAATCACTGTCCATAAATGCACATATCCTCAACTAATTGTTTAAAAGAAGTCTTAGGTTCCCAACCTAGTTTTTCCCTTGCCTTGGAGGCATCACCTAATAAAGTCTCTACTTCAGCAGGTCTAAAATATTTAGGATTGACTTTAACGATTGTTCTACCAGTGTTTTTATCTACACCAATTTCTTCAAGACCTTCACCTTCCCAGACAATATTCATTCCAAAATAAGGTGCTGCTTCTTCAACAAAATCACGCACCGAATACTGCTCACCAGTAGCGATTACATAATCATCTGGTTCATCCTGCTGAAGCATCAACCACATTGCTTCAGCAAAATCTTTAGCGTGTCCCCAGTCACGCTTTGCATTCAAATTACCCAGTTCTAGAATCTGCTGCTCACCCGTAGAAATTCTTGAGAGAGCACGGGTAATCTTACGAGTAACAAAGGTCTCACCACGGCGAGGAGACTCATGATTGAAGAGGATGCCTGTACAAGCATACATTCCATAGGACTCACGATAGTTCTTTGTAATCCAATAACCATAGAGTTTTGCTACACCATAAGGAGAGCGGGGATAAAAAGGAGTAGTTTCGCGTTGAGGAATTTCTTGAACAAGACCGTAAAGTTCGCTGGTAGATGCTTGGTAAATGCAAACACGATCTTCCATACCCAAGAGGCGCACCGCCTCAAGAACACGAAGAGTTCCCACAGCATCCACATCAGCAGTGTATTCAGGCATCTCAAAGGATACTTTGACGTGACTCTGAGCGCCAAGATTATAAATTTCATCGGGTTGGACTTTTTGTATAACTCTTACTATATTAGTAGAGTCTGTTAAATCTCCGTAATGTAACTTAATATTTTGATACAAATGATCAATACGTTGTGTATTAATTTGAGAAGCACGGCGAATAATACCATGAACTTCATAACCTTTTTCTAAGAGAAGTTCAGCAAGATAAGATCCATCTTGTCCAGTGATTCCAGTAATTAGTGCTTTTTTCATGCTTCGCAATTTGTAAAATCTATTTGACCATTCCTAGTTGCCCAGATTGGATATTCTCTACCATAGGTATTCCAAATCTTTGCTTGCTGTTGCCCGACTGGAACTCCAGAAGTTCCAGCAGCATTCCAAATTGTTTCGTAAGTATCATCCTCATGAAATGTGAAATCATGAGTCTCTGCTTTTTTCTTCAGTAATAAAGACCAGATAGATTGATCATGCCTATTCTCTCTGAAGATATCGTCATTTGGAAGGATAGAAGGACTATCATCTAAATATTTTCCTTCACCATCAACACAAATATCTATCCATCTTTGAACTAACTCTCTAATCATAGATGTATTTTTCAAAAAGAAGATACCGGAAATAACTTGACGAGTCATCAAGTATTCATCACTATCTCCCATAATATAGCGGTAGGTGTCCATTTTAGTCCATTGAATTTCTGGAAGATCTAAAGTAAAGAAAACTCCTTCAGTTTCCAAACATTCTTCGTAGTATTGTTTGAGTTTCTCTAGACCATTCTTATTCAATTCACAACCAGAATCCACATAAAGAAGCACATCATTCTCAGGAATACTCTCCAAAGCTTTGAGAATGAAATATGGTTTACATGCATAATACCCATAATATCTCATGGGCATTCCTATGCGAGGACTCATCATAGGTTTTGCATATTGTTCCCAGAATAGATTATCCTCCAAATCAGATTCTCCAAACTCCAGAATAGAATTAAACACTCCGAAGTTTTCCGCTTGTTTTCTGATTCTATTCTTACCTAAAGAAAAGTTATTATCTCCAAAGTAAGTTAAATGCAATTTCATAAACAATACATTGTTATCAAGCAATTATAGCAAAAAAGGAGAGTTTATGCAACTCTCAAATAATAAATGATTTAAGAGAATCAATACTCTCTTTATAGTTAGAGTAAGGTCTTGGACAATGTGCATCAATATAATTAATATTTTCAACACACCAGTAATTCCTATCCAATCTACCAATTGTCTGTCCGGGTTTATCTAAACCAGGAGAAAGAGGAGTATTAAATCCTCTATTGTGATAAATCTTTTTAAAGTTGGATAAATTAATTTTTTCAGAGATGTATAACTCATCAGTATTCCATCCAAAATTTAAAGAATTTAATCTAATTACAAATTCTTCCCAAGTTTCATTTTCATCATCCAAAGCAATCGATGCAAAAGTCTTCCCATAAGAAGAAAAATAACACATTGGATATCTAGTTCCTACAATGGGAAATTTATCATTTATATAAGCATCTGATGAATATATTGAGATCTCATCATAGTCGTTAGCAAGATTAGATAAAAAATATTCTTTATTTAATGGAAGTATGTCTATATCAGTTATTAAAATTACTCTATCAGGAAATAATTTTGTAACATACATTCTCAGTATTTGAGATTGAAGTGAAGATCTAACATTTGGAATTTCTGGAAATTCTTCACTACCAACCAGTCCATAAAAAGTATCAAATCCACAGGTTTGCCAAAATTCAGTTACGATTGGAGCAAACTGATAGTAATCTGGGTTATTGTCGCTAGAGAAAATTACTAATGGTTTCACTATTAAATACTCCTTTTCATTAATTTAATCCACCAACTAACTTTTAGTTTTTCCATATTAAAATCTTTATTAGATATTTCGACTAATTTATTCTTTAAAAATTCCTCTGTTATTTCTTCAAAAGAATCTACAATAACAACAGGAAGATCCACTAAACATTTAGTATAATGAATATGTTTTTCTACAATTGGTATTATTCCACAATATAAAGATTCCCATAATCTAATTGTATCAACACCATTACCTCTAGGGCAAAGAATAAATTTGTGAGAATTTAGTTTTTTTCTATATTCATCCAAACTTAAGTTTGGATGATCTACAGTACACCAATTATTTGTAGTGAAGTAATTATAAATCCATTCTCTACTTGATGGATGAGTAGAAATGCGATGATTGATGTATAAAAGTTTATCTTTATTACTTTCTTCAGTAGTTTTTTTTATATGTGATAATGTTAAACTATGAAATTTATAATAATCACATGCTACTCCTAGTGGGATAGGAATCAAGTCTTCATGATCATATTCTACATTTTGAGCATACCACTTAAAAATACATTCTGGTTTACTTCTAAAAAAGTTTTCATCAACTCCAGCATCACTTTCATGACTAATTAGTATTAATTTTTTATCACAATTTTGACTTCTAAGAACTTCAAATAACTTTGGTACAAATTCATATTTTGAAAAAATTACATCATTATCATTTACAGTTAAATTTGTGTTTATTACTTGCGTAACTTCTCCTTGATTTGGAATTTCAGGATACACATTTCTAGCAAAAACAAAATCAGATTGTGATAAAAAATTTAAATGACTTAGAATATCGTCCATAGAATTTTATTTTGTCACTAATAAATTTTCAACCACTACAAAATCCAATTCTGTATTATCTAGAACATACAAAGCATCTTCGATTGTTGTTAAAATTGGTCTACCTTTAATATTAAAAGAAGTATTCAAAATTACAGCAGTTTTTTCACTTTTTTTCATAAAAGAAAGTAAGTCGTAAAAAAGTTTATGTTGTTTTGAATTAACTGTTTGCAATCTAGCAGTGCCGTCGTTGTGAGTAATAGAAGGTAACTTATCTTTATATTCATCTTTAACTATAGGAGCATAACTCATATATTCTGAAGGAAAGGCATTATCAAAATAGTCATGCATATCTTCTTCTCTACACACTGGAGCAAAAGGTCTAAACCATTCTCTAAATTTAACCTTAGCATTAAGAACATCTTTCATATCCCTAAAAGAAGGATCACAAATAATACTTCTATTTCCTAAAGCTCTTGGGCCAACCTCGGAGTATCCTTGTATAATACCACCTATTTTACCATTACTTATTAAATTAAATATTTTTTCAGTAGTAACCTCTTCAGTATTATAATTACCCCTTTCCAAATGAAAACTAAGATTTTTACGATCTAAGATATCAAATCCACTGTAAACCAAAGGATCAATATGTGTTTTAGTTTTAACCAAATATTGCCCTAGTGATTGACCACAATCATTAGGATTTGGTGGAACATAAAGATCAAAACCATTTTGATTTAAAACTTCTTTTAACCTTTGATTAAAAATTACATTTAATGCACATCCACCAGTCAATACTATATTTTTTTTATTATTTTCAAAAAAGTTTAGAATAAAATCCATCAATATGTTCTCGAAAACATATTGAGAAGTTGCAGCTAAATTGTAACTATTTTGACCAGATAGTGAATTGAGAGATAGATTTAACCCAATATCATTACCTAATCTTGACAAATCTCTGTGATAATAGAATTGGTGCATTGGTTCAATCCACTTTTCTATGACTTCACCATAAGCACATATTCCCATTACTTTACCAGCATAAGAAAGAAATACACCTAGATCAGAACTATCTTTTCCAGGACTAATTTCACTCATAGGAACTCCAATAAGTGAATATGCGTTTCCAAAATCTAAATCTGACTTATAAATTTCGATAATTTCATTTTCAACTCCAGTATATACTTTAGTTGTGGTGTGCATACCAAAATCACTTCCACCACCATCAACGGTAAATATCAAAGCATCTTTAAATGGAGATTGATAATATGCACCATAAGCATGAGATATATGATGACCATCAAAACTTTCCAAACAAGAATTTGGAAAGTACTCAGAAATAAGTTGTATATCATTTTGATTCAATACTGAAGAATATACAACTGTCTCTGGTGTATTTTTGATTTGTTCTTTTATATGACTAAGAAAATTTCTTCTTATAGTTTCATTGGTTCCGAGAGACCAGGAATCAAATTCACTACTATACATTGCATATCTAATATTACAAAACCTTTCTAATTCAAAAACTCTTAGATCTCCATTTTTATCTACAAAAGTAGCTGAAGCATCATGAGATCCATATATGCTTAATATCTTATCGTCTAAAGTCATTGTTATAATACTTTAATACTTATAATTATACTAAAAAAGGCGGGTTTATGCAACCCACCTTTGGTAATTCAGGCTCGCCACCAATTTTTTAACTGGAAATTGGAAACCAGGCGGGGTAACCCCATCCGCACCACCAATCCTTTGAAGAGAGATTGGAAACTCAATGGGTCTTTTGACTCCACCAGTATAAGTTTTAAGTCATTCCAGGACTCAAAAAAAGTTGGGTTAACTTTGATATCTCGGTAATACCAAAGAATACTATCAGAAATAGCACATCCCAGAGTTTGAGTTTGATAGCAAAAGGAATACCGAGTAGTCCCCCGATAAACTTTATTATCAAACCATTTTTAAAATCTCCCCACAACATGATTTGATAACCAAGTAAGAGAAGAAAGTTTCCAGTGTATCTTAGGATACTTATTTTAGACATAAGGGGTTTTCATCACCGACCAGGGTTTTTAGAGACTCTCCATGTCTTCATCATCGTCTTTCACATAAGCAGGGACTCTATCAGGATCTAACCAACAAGTGTAGTCATAATCCTCCATAGCAGTCATAAGTTGCATTTCATTATCTAGAAGATACATATCCCTATATCGACCAGTGTAGGAATCTACTTTTTGGATACGATAATCAGGTTTACCGTTAATTTCAAGAATACCAACTTGAACGTAACGATAAGGAAAACGTTCAAGAAGGACGGTAGGTTTCCTGATAACTTTCATCAGGCAACCTCAACGGTTTCAAGATCTTGAGCGACATACTCCATAAGCATTTCGTAGTCGTCAAGGGGGTCACCAGAAAATACGACGCCTTCATTTTCATAAAAGCGACGAACCTTTTTATAAAGTTTCGGATTCTTTACATCAAGGTAGATTTCCCCGTTAGCAGCAGAACGAAGAGTGCTAACATCTTTCTTGAATTTTGTAATCAGAGACATTTGTTTGTTTTGTTTACTCGGATATTATAGAATGCTTGAGGTTTTAAGTCAAGTGGTCCAGATTGAAAACTGGACATCGGGGTATTCAGATTTGAACTGAAATTATTCCTGCTCCCAAAGCAGGTGCCATGACCAAGTTAGGCGATACCCCGTTTCACCGTTATTTAGTTCGGTGTATAAGCATTATACCTATAATCGGCGGAATAATCAAGCCCCCTCCACAAATACCGATCCAGACTGGGCTTGCCGCAAGTGTCTCTACAATGTGAAAAATCATCTCCCTCTCCAATTCTTGTATTCAAAGTAAAAGTATTGGTCTACCTCATCTAAACCCGTTACAGGGGCATTTACACCCCACTCAGACCATTCTATGCAGAACTGTTTGATATCGTGGTTATGCATAATAGAGTGTCCATGCATTCTCACAAAAGCAGACATTGCAAATTGATATTTCTTATTGTGGATAGGCATTGTGAAGTCCCCAATTTAAGAAAATTGCTATGAGACCAAATATAATGATTGCATTGATAATTGTATTACTCATCTTCTTCATCCTCGTAGGTAGATGGTTCTTCAAATAACTCATCTATCTTTTGTTGAAAAACTCTTTGTTGCAATTCTTGAAAATCTTCTTCTGTAATCATCTCCGTTAGTTTAAAGTAATTTTAAGAAATGGAAGTAAGGGCGGAATAACTCCTATCAACCTCAAAAGTCCCTCAGCAAATAAAGCAAGAACCACCCAACCGACGCACATACTAATGATAGAAGCATTACGGTTGTGTCGTCGTATTGCAGCATCAATCATCTCCTGCACTTCTATATGAGTAACATAATCATCATCAAAAGGTTCCATCATTTCTCATCTCCAAGAAACTTCGCCAGAGGATCTCTGCGGGTTTTGACTATTTCCACTGCTCTCTTATAGAACATATTATTGGTGTTCCCAGAGGCTTCAAAAGTCTCCTTGATCTTCACCCAATTATCGTAGGTGTGCTGATCCATAAGGTTTAGGTTGAATACTACTAGTTATACTAGTGAGTATTTTTACTATGTCAAGTTTGTGTTGATACAAAAATATAGATTAAGATAATCTAAAATTTGTAACATTTGTAAACGGAAGGTGCCGGAGTCGAACCGGCAAGGGCTTTAACACCTCAACTGTTTTCAAGACAGGTTCCGTCGCCAATCGGATTGACCTTCCAAAAAGTCCTCAACGGACTTCAAAATCTAGGCGTCTTACTTTACGTTGGCGTCTTGCTTCCTGGAAGGCAAGGTCTTCGTTAGTAAGAACACCAGATTTTGTTTTATTATGATAAGAGTTTAGCATAACTATCTGTGATAGGTCAACTGCTGAAATCTTATCTCCGCGAATTGTCGCCATATTTGAACAACCGCAAGTCACAGTTTTCGTAGGATGCCCTTCTATCTCCTTACCACAGGATCGGCATCTAATTCTTAAATTTTCCATTGTAATTCATTCAGTAAAAGATCTTAACATCCAAATAAACTTTCCATGAGACTCATTTAAATCATCAACAAGATTTGTAGTACCTCTAGATTTTTGTACTTCTGCTTCTTCGGCAACCTGACCTAGAAGAGATACAATTTGTTGATTACATTTAATCAAATCATTAACCATACCCATTGCATCTAAAGAACTATTTGCTTCTTCAACTTGAGAAACTTCAGTAATTCTTGTAAGAGTGCTAACTGGTTTAATCTTCAAATACCTCATATGTTCGGTGAGGCGGTCAATTTCTTCAAACATTGTTTCATATTGTTC